TCACCATATCAATACACGGAAGCCAAACTTCGAAATGTTCAAGTTTCATCAGCTTCCAACCAAAGTTCAACCATTTTAACTGTGTAATATCAGAAATATCAGAAAACGAAAAGAGCAAACCTAAATGAAATAACGCTATCATTTGCCAATATTCAGGATCCAAAGGTACTTTAGTTATAGCCTCGATCCCTTCTTCTTCAAAAATTACCAAATTATCATCACCAAAAATTAAAATGGACAAACATTCCATCACCATATCATAAGTGACCATTGTCACGAATACGTTCTTCCGGGGTGTTTCGACGTACAATATAAAAACATACACATCGGACACATCAGTCCAGAATGAACCATCCATTGTGGTAGATCCTTGCCCACTGGGATTACCAGAGGTTCGGAGTTCCACACTGCCATCAGGCAAAACAACGGCGGAATAGCTAGTTTGCTTGTAATAATTACGAAGCATTTTTCGCTGTTCCAAATTATAATCACATATATTAGCACGCATTTCAGCAATGCGTTGAAAAATCTCGGGAAATATTGTTGTATCCCAAGCTGTCCCGTCAATCTCCGCACATTTCTTCCCTATGTGTGTGCGGGCCAACCGATCAAATGATCGGTGGAACGGAGACATCCCAACAGCAATCGAAGCTTCACCATTAATAGTTTTCTCAACATTATTCATGATGGCTTGATCCAGTGCTTTATTCAACCTCACACATGCTGTGACACGAAGAGTATCATCAGCATAAACCATACGGGCCATTCCAGTCTTACACTTTTCAATAGGCCGCATTTCGTACTTAAGAAAAGGAGTGTTAAATACCTGTATGGGTTCATCAGATTTTAATGATTGCCAATAGGCCTCCTGGAGAGGACCATATTCGCTAGAATCAACAAAATGGCGCTTAGTTGGATATTTGGTTATCCATGGCCATCCTGGAGTTTTAGTTAAATCTAATGATTTTAAAGCTTCATCCAACGTCAACTCCCTAGGGAATTCACCACGAATCATATTGGAAATTTTTGTTTCAACAATATTAAAAGCGCGGCTCAAAACAATTGGATCGAAGTGGGGAGGACGCCGATCGTATTTATCTAATGATTGAAATACGGATTCCATCGACATCTCAGGGTAGGAGTAAGCCCCCTTGTATTCACAAGGTGGTGGAAACTTTTCTGCAAACTCCTTAAAATTATGGGATTCGTATACCCTGCGTTCACGAATCCCGTGGCGGCCTTTTACCCAGGCGGGGTTGACGCGGAGCTCACCGACCCAGGAGGGATAGCGGGTTGCTCCCCAGATAAGTTTAAAGAATCAAACTTAGCTGGCGGATCGTGACGCTTTTTACACTCACGTCCGGCTTTAAGATCTGAACACACACCTGTTATACCGAATTCCTCGCAGCGTTCAACTACGGGTAATTTCTTTCGCTTAGATTCACCAGCAACTTTAGGTGCAGGCAACTCATCATGTCTAAAATGACACACTTTATAGTAGCACTCCCCTTTCTTGTTGGCGTTGCATGGTGCTGAACCATGTGCTATAACCATACTACCGGGCTGTGTCACATAACGACATCCTGG